TGGCGTTTCACTGAACATCATCGAATATTACCTCTGTCTGTTCTGTCTGCTCTGATTCAGCATGTTGTTCAGATGGTTCATCATCTACAATTTCAAAATCACCATCGATAACTGAGGAATCCTCCGTAATATCTTTAACTTCATGTTCAGCTTCGTCCTCAGTAAAAGCCTTTTGCATCTCAATAGACAAGATTCCCCATTTGCTCAACATGTTTCTGAGAACTGTTTTCAAGGCCATAGCATCATAATCAGATTTCCAAACTCCATTTAGCGCCTTTTTATCTTTCAATTTGTTATGCTTGATACGATGGGATTCTATTTGTTCACGTGTCCAGTAGACTGTTTTTTCGAATCCATTCACTAACTTGAAGTAACCGCAATAACCAATAACTTTATCGCTTGTTGCTCCGTCTAAATTCAATTCAATTTCCTCTGTTAGTCGATTCCATTTAACAAGTTCACCTTCATAAACAGGAATAACATTAATCGCTTTATATTGGCCTGTCCGTAAAGCTAGCTGAATGTAACCTTTATAACCGAGTTGGAACTGTGCAGCAGTATGACCTTTCTTTGAATCATAGAAAGGAACAATCCATGCATATCCTAAGTTTTTGTCAATTGGAAGGTCTAATGTTGCAGCAACTAATGCACTAGAAACAATAGACATTGGTTCTGCTTTCATTAGCCCTTGATCACCGTTGTATAAATTAAGCAGAGATGACATAAACTGAGGAGATTTTTTATCTAATACAGCTTCAAACTTCTTTTTCATTGTTGGTGTGCTTAACAACGCCTTTAAACCTAGAGATTGAGCAGACACCTTTTTAGGTGCATCCTGTTTATTTGCTAATTGGTTTTTTAATGCTGAATTTGTTGCCATTATTTAGCCTCCTTAATAACGAATTTACGGAATGATGTTTCTTTCAAGACTTGTTTATAAATGTCTGGAAATCTTTCCTTTAAAGCCTTGGTGTCAACTCTTAATTGAGTCTGATTTTTCCAGGTAACCACGAAACTATCAATTATTCCTTTTTCGGCGTCTTTCAACTCCGCTTTGATTTTGTTTTCAATTTCCGTTTTAGCCTTCTTAATTACATCTGCATCATGTTTGATTTGCTCATATTGGTTGATAAGGTCTTTGTAATCATTAGGGAGAACAATCTCTTTGTCTTTCTCAGCGACAGCATATTTTTCTTTTAAATAATTCTCTGCTGCACTGGATCCATCCAATTCGGGAGCAATTCCTTGTTCAACATGATATGTCCAAAACTGTTTTTCAGCTTCAAAAATCATGTTGATCAGTTCTTCATCACGTTCAATTTCTTTCCATATGAACCGGTTGCCTCCAATTAGAACTGCAATGTATCCTTTTTCTTTGCCAGTAACTCCTAAATAATGTTGAACCTGAACAAGATAAGTTGCCGGTACTTCGTCAGCTTCCCATTCTTTAGATAAATAAGCGCTGGCCGTTTTGCACTCTAATACAGCTGATTCGCCAACCACCATACGGTCTATATTTGCACGAATAAATGGATAATCAGGATGACTAAACATGAAGTTGGCTCGTCTAACTTTTTTGCCAGTACGCTTTTCAAATTCTTTGGCAACAACATCTTCCATCTGATTTCCCCAGTAAATCGCTTCACTATCTATTTCTTGTGGTTCTACTTGTCCAGTTTTTTCGAGCCATAACTCAAAGGGTGTACGGTATTTGTTCAAACCTAAAATAACTCCTGCATCACTTCCTCCGATTCCCTTTTTCCTTTCTTGAAGCCATTCATACCGGCTCATATTCAGCGTATGAATGGCATTTTGATTCATTGCCATTGTTTTATCCTCCCTTTACCAAATTCATATGACGTGCTATAATTAAATCAAATTAATAGTTTTGAAGGTTACTCCTGCACTTGCCGGCAGGAGTTTTATTCTGCGATTTTTTCCTCGGCACTAAACATATCAAGTATCTGAATCGCATCATAAGAAAGATCTTCTTTCCTGAAAAAAACATCATCATCAATGACAAGGATTTCATCACCTTCAAAAACCTCATTTCCGAGTGCATCTTCACCGAAAAATTTTGGTTCTTCTTCTTTCCAATGAACCATCGGATTTTCAACTGCAAACTGCATATTTTTCACCTCTTTCCCTTGTTTGCAACGTCATGGCAATGACCTGAATGGTTTTCCACGCCATTCGCATGTATTTCGGTGCGGCTCCCCGGTCACGGATCATGGCACGCTCTCGCTCGGTTGATAAAAGACAGCTAGAGATTGACTTTTAAGCCAATCAACATGGCCAGAAGATTGAAAAGAAGTTGGAAGGTGTCATTAACCTCCTGACCATGTTGACGGGCTCAAACCCGTCGATTATAATTAAATTGCTGATTGGTTTTGCGATAGTTGTTTGCCGACGACTATCGCTTTTGCTTTTTCTCCTCTTTGGCTTCATCCCGCATGATTTTATAGCAAACAATCATTGAAGCTGTTACAACAAAAATCAGATAGATGTCTGCAAAGTCCATATTCATGCCCTCAATTCTGCCATGATTTTCAAAGCCTTTTCGCAGTCTGTTTTACTAATACGAATGTTCGTATTGACTGCTTTTGAATTTTTATAGACTTTAAAAATGATAAAATCTACTTGTGTTATCAACATAAAAGTTATCCAGATGTCATTCTCACTAGCGATTTCAAGTTGCCATTTCATGTTGAAGGCTTCTACACTATCAATCTCGTCAATCTCGTTTTTCACAATGTCTGCTGCTTCCTGACCGTACTTTTCTTTAAACTCTTCATAGTTAAATTCCATCTCTATATCCATCCTTTCGATTTCCAGTATGGTTTTCTTTCTTTGATACATCGCTTGACGCTTATGTTGTAGTCCTTGGATAATATGGCAATTAGGTTGTTAATTGCCGTTTTTGCATCCAACAATTCGTAAATTACTTCTTTAATCCGTTCCTTTTCTTGTTCCGTGGTTTCGCCAGGTGGCTTTATAAAAGAAACCTCTTTTAGAATCCTCTGGGCTTCTTCCATTTGCTCATTTGCGAATTCTTCTAAGGCTAAACGATGATGTTCGATTGCTCTGCCTTTTAGGACTGGCGATGTGTAACCCTCGCTAAACTCATATAATAGTTGCATGATAAACTCTGGGCTGTCGTATGTAGTCATCGCTGACTTGGCAATATCTTTTTGTAATTTCCTGTGCCCATGTTTGATGTTGCTAACCAGCTGAGGTGATACGTTCAGATCCATGGCCAACTGAACTCCATCGAGTCCTTCCTCCTTTTGCAATGTTTCGATTGCTGACGCTGCGTAAACTGAATCTTTTAGCACGAACTCTCCTCCTTTTGCATATAGTCAATGGTTTTTATATGCACGATTTGCTTGTAATATTAGATTAGAGACTAAACCACTTTGAAGTATTTCGTGTTTTCTTCCATCCACCTAGTGTTTTTCTCAATCCATTTGAACAATAGGTGTGTTGGAATTAGTACGCCTGCTTCCCGGAAAACCGGAAAATCGGATCGGTTTAAAAGTTCGGTACACTTTGTTGGCCCGATTTTGAAAAGTTCCATCAATTCTTTTCGTGTAAGCATTGGCGGTAACTGATTTTGTCGGACGACATCAGCTACAGCGTTTTTGATTTCTTCCCGGAGAATTTTTCGGAATTCTTCGTTCGCTAAATCTAAACTGACTTGAAGCATTTTTTCTCAACTCCCTTTGTGTATAGTGCTCGAGTAACAACCGGTTCATTTTGCGGTCAAGAAGTTTTGGCATAAATCAAACCCTCCTTTTGGAGAAATAGCCTAAAGGTTTCTTTACCTTTTGGGGTAATTAGTGTTTGAACATCTGCTTTTCCGTTTCGTTCCCAGTCTTTTAATTGGAATAATTCTGGAACGTATTGAGAGTAAGGTTTTAACTTTCCTTTTTGGTCACGGTAGACATATTTCTTTTTTAGCAACCAATTTATGAATTCGCGTTCCTTAATCATTAGGGCTTTCGCTGTATCACGAAAATTAGTAAGCAATTGACGATCAACAAGAGCATCAAAATAATCAGCTTTTGGCTTCATCTCTGCTATTTGTTCATTTTGTTTTCGAACAAGTGCCAACGTTGCTTTAAACGTTATTTTTGTTTGCTCATCAGCGTGCGGTAGATATGTTTCTATGAAAAGATCATCATTTGCGACAAATCCACCAGTTTTTCGGATGGTCGGAAGAACTTCGTCAAACACCCAATTTTCGAACTTTTCCGCCTCTGGAAGTTTCGAGCGAACAATTAATCTATAAAGATTTCCTTCGTTAATGAATTTCTTTTTCTGTGGTCCACCATTTGAAAGGACCTCGTAAAATGCGACCCCCTCTTTTTTGCAGTGTTTTGAAAGGGCGTCGTGAGGATTTGAGTAGCCAAGAATTTTGGCTACATCAGTTGCTGGGAAAAACTCTTTTCTATTAATAACCAACACTTCTAATTGACCAAATTGTGGATGTTCAAAAGTTTGTAACTGATTCATTAAATCGCCTCCTTAGTGTCATTGCGTGACACAAAATTATTAAAAAAAATATCGCCAATCGGTAAATTAAAGTATTCAGCAATTTTTTGCATGATTCTTGCGCTTGGATTGTACTTCATATTTTCTATTTTCGATAAAGATGTCCGCTCAATGCCTAAATAATCGGCAAGTTCTTGTTGGCTAATACCTTTTTCTTTTCTTAGTTGTTGTATTCTGTTACCAATAACAGTCATAGAAATTTCACTCCTTTGTGTTGTGTTGTGTCCTAACACTTATAATAATAAACAGTTTTGTGTAACTTGTCAACACATAATTTAAAAATATTTATTTTTGTGTTGTGGTACGCTACAATAAAGTAAAAGCGTGGTGATAAATATGGGACACAATGATTTTGGTTCATTTTTAAAAAAATATAGAGAAGAACACAATTTAACATTACGTGATCTAAATAAAATAACAGGTATTAGTTACTCTCAATTAGGAAAAATCGAACGAGGGGAAAACAACCCGTCAAGACAAACTGTGTTGAATATTGCAAAATCATTAAATCTACCGGAAGATGAGCTGCTAATTATGGCTGGCTATGTACCTGCCGAAGACTCAAAACAGGTTATGGTCATGGTATCAGGAAAGCAAATATATCTCACACCGGAAGAATTTAAGGTTTTTGAGGAGTTTCGAAAACAACAACCTGCTATTTTCCACGATCTTGCAACAGACACAGAAAAAAAGGTTAAGTCGCTAATATCTATGTGGGAAGCGCTAAAGACACAAATGGACAAACTTAATAACGAATAAATAGAGAGATAATAGGGGTCAATTATGAAACTGAAGGATTACTTAGTTAGTGGAAAAACAGATTTTTATGAAAGAACAGCTATAAAAATTTTAAAAAACATAAAATTTTCTCATCCCAGGGAAATTGATATCTATAGCCTTTGCGATCAATACGGAATGCTTGTGTACAAAACAGAAAGCGAAGTTAATGTCGCTTTACCAGCCCAGGTCGAAAGGAGAGGGATCATTCATATTCGCGCAAATGCGAATGAAAAAGAAGAGAGAGAATTATTAGCTGAAGAGTTCTCTCATCTATATCTACATCAAATTACTCAACTATCCAACAATAAGCCGCTAAAGGAAAAGATGGAATATCAAGCTTTTAACTTAGCCGCTAACCTTTTGATACCAACTGATTGGCTTATGAATGCTGATGTGTATCATGATCAAAATGATATGATGATATTGGCTTCGGAAGTTGCTGATGATTTCGGGGTACAAGCTGAATTTGCTTATAAGAGGTTGAAATTATTGAACAACACATATAAATTCAGCAGACAATATCCAGCAGTTGTTTTCGAAAAAACGTTTTATGGCATCCCAGAAGATTTCTTACCGACACGTATTTTTGTGATTTTAGATGAAGAAACACAATTTCCACTTGATTAATAGAAGGAGAGTCTTGAAAATGAGCAATATGGAAGGAACAATACCGTTTTACAAGAAAAAATGGTTTATAATTGTTAGCGCTATATTGATACTTTTAATCGGATGGGGTTTAGGGGAAAGTAATGCTAAGGAAACACTTGATGGCAAAAAAGTACACTATGATAAACTTGTCAAAAAAATAAAAGATAAGGAAAAAGAGTTAGATAGTATTATTGATGAAAGAGACAATATTTTAAAGGAAGTTGACGAAAATAAGGATCTTATTGAAGCAGCTAATAACTACAAAGAAAACAAACAAAACTTAGACCAAGAAATTAGTTCTAAAACTGAAGAAGTGAAGCAACTTGACTCTCAAATCACTAGTAAACAGTCTGAATTAAATTCGTTAACTGGGAAGATACAAGAAACAGGTGATGCTCCAAAAGAACTTCCGGCAGGTACATTCGTAGTAGGTAAAGATATTCCAGCTGGAAGATATAAAGTATTGCCAGTTGGCAGAGGTAGTAATTTCGTAGTTTATGATGAAAATGGTAATAATGTAGTTAATACCATTGTAAGTTCCGTAGAAGGTCATGGTGTTCCTGAATATATTACATATTTGTTCGACAATTATATTATTGAAGCAAGTTCACCATTTCAATATGTACCGGTAAAATAAAATAAATTTGGCCGCGCAAAGTAAACCAAGTTATAAAACTACTGGAGGTGGATGAAGCATGGGTTTTAGATTCCGTAAAAGTATCAAGGTTGCACCTGGAGTTAGATTAAATGTTGGCAAGAAAGGTGTGGGTATTTCGGCTGGCGGAAAAGGTTTTCGTGTCAGCACAAGTAGCCGAGGGACAACCATGAGTGTAGGGATTCCTGGTAGTGGATTATCCTATCAAAAAAGAATATCCTCAAACACTAAAAGTTCAACTAGAACAAATTACCAACAGATCAAAAGAGAACAAAAACAACAACAAGTTGAAAAAGCAGCAGAACTTGTTCAGATGTATGAATCACTTATTGCTGAGCTAACTACGGTTCACGAAATTGTTTCAGAACTGATTGAATGGAATGAAATTTTAACGTCAAACCCGCCGTTTAGCATTGATGAAGACGGTCCAAATGTTAAAGATCTAAAAAGACAAATTGTCGAGTTTAAACCTACTTGGAGAGATAGATTTTTTAACCGAGTTGAAGCAAGAAATAGAGGACTTTACGAACAAATGGACCAAGCGATAGAGAAAGATAAAGTAATTTATAATAATTGGGAGACTGAAAAAAATATTGCTCAAAAGGTTTTAAGTCATGATTTCAATACATGGTCTACTGTCATAGCAGACATAAATCCATTTGAGGACATAAAAAACTTAGGAAGCAGTATTACTTTTAAATTTGAATCTCCCAGTAAGGTTATCGCAAAATTAGATATCCATAACCGTTCTGTTGTTCCTACCACGGTACTTTCTTTAACCAAAACGGGAAAACTTTCAGAAAAGAATATGGCAAAAGGAAAATATCTACAACTTTATCAGGACTATGTATGTAGCTGTGCTTTACGTATTGCAAGGGAATTTATAAATCTTCTTCCAGTTGGTGAAGTAATTGTAAACGTATATGATGAAGCGCCTGCTGAATCAGTTGAAGAATATGGATGTATTTTGTCAGTATTATTTCCACGAGAAAAAGTCGAATCTATCAATTTTTCTAATATCGATTGTTCGGACACTATCGGTCAGTTTCAACACAATATGAAATTCTTAAAAACAAAGGGATTTAAATTTGTGGAGGAATTATAAATATGAAAAAATTACTCTGGGTATTTTTAATCATTGTCTTTTTGTCACTTTTAATCAACTTTCCGTTATTCGCAATCGGTTTAGGATTAGCAAGTTGGGGATTCTATGAATGGAAAATAAATAAGAAGCTGAAAGTTTCTTCAAAAAAACCCCTTACAATTTTGATTGTTGGAGTCGCCGTTGCATTAATTGGCGTTGGAACTACTGACACAACCACTACAAATGTAACAAAAGAAGCAGATGTTGCATCAAGTGTAAAATCGGACGAAGCAAAAGAAAAAAATGCAGAGAAAGAAAAACAAGAGAAGGCCGAAAAGAAAAAAATAGAAGAAGAAAAGAAAGCTAAGGAAAAAGCTGAAAAACTTGCAGCCGAGCAAAAGGCACAAGAGGAAGCCGAAAGAGCCGCAGCTGAAGCTCAAGCAAAAGCTGAACAAGAAAAACAAAATCACATTCAAAGCCTAGGACTTATTGCAGCAACAGTTTCCCGGGTAGTTGATGGCGACACATTAGAACTATCTGACGGATCAAAAGTTAGGCTGATTGGAGTAAATACGCCTGAGTCAACGAATCGTACTGAAACTTTTGGGAAAGAAGCAAGCAACTATACAAGGTCGAAATTGGAAGGACAGCAGATTTATTTACAAAAAGATGTATCCGAAACAGATAGATACGGAAGATTGTTAAGGGTTGTTTGGTTAGATATTCCAACAAATGATATGGATGAAAATGAAATCCGATCAAAAATGTTCAATGCTGATTTAGTGATCAATGGATATGCCGAACCTTCTACTTATCCACCAGATGTAAAATACGCTGAGTATTTTAGACAATTTGCTAGGGAAGCACGAACAAACGGGACTGGTTTATGGGCATATGGTGAAAACGGAACAACCAAAGGTGACTTTGATTCACAAGGGTCTACAGCAAGCAGTTCATCTGGTTCGAGTTCATCAAACGGTAATTCGAGTTCTTCTAATACTCCTAGTGCACCAAGCGCACCTGCGACGTCAGGAGGAACAGAACATTATGCAAACTGTACTGAGTTAACAAAGGTATATCCGAACGGTGTACCTGCCGGACATCCAGCTTATCAAAGTAAAATGGACAGAGACAAAGATGGTTTTGCATGTGAAAGATAAATATCAATTTGGTGTACATTCGTACGCCATCTTTTATAGGCTAAAATAGAACATACATTCCGGATGAGGTGATACAAATGGCATATTTTACTCAAGTGAAAGCAAAAAATAAACAAGGGTTTAAATGGGTTTGTGTTCTTGAGGGCCCACCTGATCCTGTAACTGGCGAGCGTAGACAGATAGCAAGAAGGGGTGAAACAAAGAAAGAAGCATTAGCCAGAGCCGAAGAAGTTGTTAGAAAGCTAAAAGAAGATGGTATTGATGAAGCTAAGGTTAAACATCTGACATTTGAAGAAGTTGCGAAAGATTGGCATAACGTTTATTCTCGAGGCAATGTTAAACCAAATACAATAAGAGTCCGAAAAAATGAAATAAGCGTTTTGTTGCGTTACATAGCAAAGGCAAAAATAAGTAAAATAACACCAAAAATGCATCAGGATATATTAAACGATTTAGACGACAAAGGCTATGCTCGAGTTACAATTGAGGGCGTCCACGTTACAGCCAATATGATTTATAAGTATGCAATAAAACATAAAATAATTAAAAATAACCCAGCAGCCGGTGCCGTTATACCAACAAAACCATTAACGGTTGAAGAAGTTGAGAATAACTCCATTAAAGAAAAATACCTCGAAAAAACAGAGTTAGAAGATTTTTTGAAAGCATGTTGGGAATATGGGACGTTTCAAGATGTTGCCGTATTTTACCTCCTTGCCTTTTCTGGTATGAGGTCAGGCGAATTGCTATCCTTAAAGTGGTCTGATATTAACTTTGAAACTAATGAAATCCGAATCACTAAAACAATGTACAACCCTAATTGCAATATGAGAAAATATTTATTAACTACGCCTAAAACCAAGGGATCAATTCGAACTGTTGATGTTGATGAAACGGTGATAGAATTGTTGAAAAGACACAAAGAAAATCAGGAAAAG